AAAGCAGTTAAATATCAGCAAGAAAATGTGGGGTCTACTAGCTATTGCTGTTTTGATCAGCTCCTGTTTGGCCATCAAAAATGTATATGACATGAAGATAGAGTGCCCGCATTCTGTTAACTTCGGAGAAACCAGTGTGTCAGGCCAGGTAGAGTTACCTCCACTCCCGATTACTGATGCAGAACAATTGGTCCCTGAGAGTTCTTGTAACATGGATAACCACCAATCTCTCGCTACAATCAATACCCTCACAAAGGTTATCTGGAGAAAAAAATCTGATCAAGCATCTGCTAACCAAAATTCATTTGAGGTAGTTGAGTCAGAAGCTAGTTTCAAAGGATTATGCATGCTGAAGCACAGGATGATAGAAGAATCTTACAAAAATAGACGGTCAGTAATCTGTTATGATTTATCTTGTAATTCGACATTTTGCAAGCCAACAGTTTATATGGTAGTCCCAGTTCATGCCTGTAACATGATGAAAAGCTGCCTTATAGGTCTAGGGCCTTATAGGGTTCAGGTTGTTTATGAAAGGACTTATTGCACAGTTGGGATATTAACAGAAGGAAAGTGCTTTGTTCCAGATAAAACAATCTTAAGTTCAACCAAAAGAGGAATGTTTGTTGTGACTAGTGTGCAGGTAACATGCTTTTTTATTTTTCAAAAAGGTCATACTTACAAGATCCTAGAAGAGGCAAAAAAATCAATTAACAATAAATGCAATGACACTGAAAACAAAGTCCAAGGTTATTACATCTGTATCTTGGGTGGTAATTCTGCTCCAGTTTATGTCCCTTCTTTAAATGATTTTAGGTCAATGGAGATTTTTTCAAATATCCTCCTGTCCCCTTTCGGGGAAGATCATGACCTCCCTGGAGAAGAAATATCTACTTACCAGATTGCAGGACCAACTGAAGCCAAGATACCTCACTCTGTTAGTTCAAAAAATCTTGCACTGGTGGCTTATTCCGGAAACCCATCATATTCATCCATTAGTATTGTCACCTCATCTCAAGGTGGGCGGTTTGTCTTCAGTCCTGGTTTATTTCCTAACTTGAACCAAACACATTGTGAAAAAAATGCTTTACCAGTGGTTTGGAGAGGAATGATTGACTTGTCAGGTTACTATGAAGCTGTCCATCCATGTAATGTTTTCTGTGTTCTTTCAGGGCCTGGTGCATCTTGTGAAGCTTTCTCAGAAGGTGGGATCTTTAACATAACTTCCCCAACTTGCCTCGTGTCAAAGCAAAATCGGTTTAAATCAGCAGAACAGCAAATAAATTTTGTCTGTCAACGGGTTGACATGGATATCATTGTATACTGTAATGGACAAAAGAAAACAATTCTGACTAAAACACTTGTTATTGGTCAGTGTATCTATACTATAACAAGCCTTTTTTCTTTAATGCCAGGAGTAGCACATTCAATCGCAATAGAACTCTGTGTCCCGGGCTTTCATGGATGGGCTACAGCTGCATTGTTGACAACCTTTTGTTTTGGTTGGATCTTAATCCCTACTTTGACATTTGCAGTCCTTGTGGTCTTAAAGTTTATTGCAAATATACTCCACACAAACTCGCAAGAAAATAGGTTCAAGATGATTTTAAGAAAAATCAAAGATGAATTTGAGAAGACAAAGGGTTCAATGGTTTGTGAGGTCTGTAAGTACGAATGTGAAACATCAAAAGAACTGAAAGCGCATAATCTTTCCTGTCCACAGGCTGAATGCCCTTATTGTTTTACACATTGTGAACCTACTGAAGCAACCTTTCAAGCACACTATAAAATATGTCAAGCAACTCATAGATTTAGAGAGGATTTAAAAAAGACAATCACACCACAAACAATCGGCCCTGGGTGTTACCGAACACTCAATTTGTTCAGGTATAAAAGTCGCTGTTATATTCTAACCATGTGGCTATTTCTTCTGATAGTAGAGTCTGTAATGTGGGCTGCAAGTGCAGTAGAAATCCCATTAGTCCCACTCTGGACAGACAATGCACATGGTATTGGTTCAGTCCCGATGCACACTGATTTAGAACTGGATTTTTCCCTCCCATCAAGCTCAAAATACACATACAAGAGGAAGCTTACCAATCCAATAAATGTCGAACAGGGAGTTCAGGTACATATTGAGATTGAAGAACAGGGAATAGGTGCTGATGTTCACAATTTGGGTCATTGGTTTGATGCCCGATTGAACCTTAAAACCTCATTCCATTGTTATGGAGCTTGTTCAAAGTACCAATATCCTTGGCATACAGCCAAGTGCCACTTTGAAAAAGATTATGAATATGAAAATAGTTGGGCTTGTAACCCTGCAGACTGCCCGGGTGTGGGGACAGGATGTACAGCTTGTGGCCTATACCTCGATCAGATGAAACCTATTGGAACAGCATATAAGCTAGTGGCAATCAGATATAGTAGAAAAGTATGTGTTCAATTTGGGGAAGAGAATCTATGTAAAACAATTGATATGAATGATTGCTTCGTTACAAGGCATGTCAAAGTCTGTATTATTGGGACTGTGTCTAAATTCATCCAGGGAGACACACTATTATTTCTGGGTCCATTGGAGGGAGGTGGTTTGATTTTCAAACACTGGTGCACATCCACATGTCAGTTTGGTGATCCAGGTGACATTATGAGTCCAAAAGATAAACCCTTTTTATGTCCTGAATTTCCAGGTCAGTTTAGAAAAAAATGCAATTTTGCCACAACACCTGTGTGTGAATACAGTGGAAATCAAATTTCTGGTTATAAAAAAATGATGGCAACTATTGATTCATTCCAGTCATTTAATACCAGCAGTATACATTTTACAGATGAACGGATTGAATGGAAGGATCCAGATGGAATGCTTCGTGACCATATAAATATAGTTATAACTAAAGATATTGATTTTGAAAATCTTGCTGAGAATCCATGCCAGATAGGCCTACAAGTATCAGCCATAGAAGGAGCCTGGGGTTCTGGTGTGGGTTTCACATTGACATGTCAAGTGTCTCTTACAGAGTGCCCAACATTCCTAACATCCATAAAGGCTTGTGACATGGCTATCTGTTATGGTGCAGAGAGTGTGACACTGGTTAGAGGGCGAAATACAGTTAAAATTAGCGGCAAAGGTGGGCATAGTGGCTCTTCCTTTAAGCGTTGTCATGGGACAGACTGCTCTGCTACAGGGCTACAAGCAACTGCACCACACCTTGATAGGGTTGCAGGTGTAAGCGAGCTTAGTAATGAAAAAGTTTATGATGATGGTGCTCCTCAATGTGGGATTACATGTCGGTTTGTAAAGTCTGGAGAGTGGGTTAAGGGTATTTTTAATGGCAATTGGATTGTTCTGATTGTTCTATGTGTGTTACTCTTAATCTCTCTAATTCTCTTAAGTATTTTTTGTCCTGTCCGTAAACACAAAAAATCATAATCACACTACCTAACCAAACAATAATGTACATACCATATGACTTTACTAATTCTTTTCTATTTACTCTTTATTTGACTATTATTTTTCTTTTTTTAAAAAAAATACTATCTTCTATCTTTCTATCTCTATAGCTTTGTTCTGTGGGTTGTTTCAACATCC